CTCTTTTCAGGTCGAAATGCCTGTCGGACTTCATTATAGCGAGTCGAGCCTTCAGTTCTCTACCAGTGTCTTTGCGTAAGAAACTATGGAGTTTGACCACTTCGGTGGAAATCTGATTACTAGTTACATAGTTTTGCTCCGCCATATGAAGCATACCATGGAACATTTTCATATCGTTCGCTGCAGTCTCTTTTCGCAACGTTGCGGCACTCACTGTTAATACACTTTGAGCGGCACCGAGTCCTACCAGAGCTTTAAGGGTGGTGAAAATACTTTTATTTGATAATTCAGACTCTTGATGTCTAGTTACTTCTTGTTTAGAATTCGAGGCGACGGCGTCGGAAGAATTACGAGTATAAGAAAGCATGGAGTTATCATGCCTTGTTTCTGTTTCACTTCTATTAGAAGGAGCACGAGACATTTGAAGTTTATCTTTAATTTCTTGTGCTCTTTCTGCCCTACGAGTAGATACATCTGATTCTAACAGATTTACCATACGTTCGGTTAATTTAGATAACTTAGTTAGTTCACTCAGTGACTTCTTATTTTCTTCCATCGTATTCTCTTTTTAATTATTGTTTAGCATTTTGAATATTTTTCATTTCTTCTAAATGCTGTTGTAATAAATTAACATATATTTCCCGTTCATACGGAATCATATGGTCCAAATCATATAAAGAGTAATTATGGTATTGCATGAGTTGAAAATTAGTCTTATAATGGTTCATAAGACTTTCATAACTCATGCTTAACCGAAAAAACTCGTCAATCCTTCTAATTCAATAACATGCTTAAACCCACATTTAGTACAAGTAAATTTTTCAGTATGTTTTAACATAGGTTTCTCATTAAAAAACTTTGTAATTTTTTCAAAAGTAAGATCGTTTAATGATTCAATAAACTCTAATAATTCTTTCTTAGATGTCTCGGCACCTTTATAAACTTTATCCGCATCGTAGATATAATCAATAGAATCTACAATAACCTTAAATAATTTGGTTACGTTATCTTTTTCATTTTCATAACGTTGCAATTCGCCAGTTGTTAGGTATTTGAATTGAATACCAACATCATCTGTAATTTCAACTTTACTCAAATCATCTTTAGGGAATTGGACTCGTACTTTATCAATCCTTACTTGTATTGAATTTGATTGCCCACATTCTTCCCCATCAACCTCATTATTACAAGTAAATGACATATCAACCTCTTCTCCCCTACTTTTTGAACGTATATTCAAAAACAAAAAGTCAACATCAAACTCAGGTAATTTCTCTGAGTTTATTTTACCAAACGTACAATTATCAATAATGTGTTTAGTTGCCCCTTGTATTGCTTTTTCTAGTTCATCGTCCTCTGAAGTTTCCATAGCAGTTAGAAGAATCTTTTCTTCTTTAACTAAGAAAGGTCTGTATTCAATTTTCTTGCCAGTGCTTGGTAATTTTAGTGTATATTTTGGTACATCAATTTTTGGTAACATATTATCATCCTATATCATTATTTAAAATTTCTTACTTCAACTATTTATTAGTTTTTTATTCGTGTTGCTTTGTATGTTGGCATTTCATAATTCATATTATAATTTTGTTCCATCATAGACTGAGTATGAGAGGCTGCGTCTAATTCGTTTCCTCCACTTTGAGCTGTCCACTTCGCATCTTGATAATTTCCAGCATCCATTGCTAATTTATCAATATTACTTACTAGGAAGTTTTGTTCTTCTCGACTAATTCTTCCTTGCATTTTTCCTTCCATTCTATTCTTAGAAGCATCTACCATTTCTGGTGTAATTCTATCTATGTCTTGAAATTGACTCATTTCCCTATTAACGCCTGCTTGAACAAACCCTTTAGTTAAAAAGTTAGTATTTCTATCAACCGCAGCGTCAAGTTCCCATTTTAAAGACTTAACTGAATTATCTAATTTGTCTCCTTCTAGACGAAAGGTTTTATTGTCTTGACCAGACGTCGAGAAGTCATCCTCGAACATATCCGATTCTACCTCTGGTACGATTTGGTTTACTTTTGCCCTATTAACTTCCTCTTGCATAGCATTAGAAGCAGCGGCTGCATTTTCAATATTAAGTTCTGAAGACATACGTTGAGCATCATCATTCAATCTATCTAAATGTGAGTCAGTATCTGATTGAATTTCCATATTATTTTGAATAGTCGAAGCTGAATCCAAATCCTGATAATTTTCTTTTCCTGCTATAATACCTTCAAGTTCTGTTTTACGTCCTGCGAAATAATCGTCTCTAATCTCAAACATATCTGCATCATTAAGAGCATCGTTTTCTATATCCATCATCATCATATTTTCAGTCATATTTTGACCGTTATAGATCCAATCCTCTTCAGAATCGAGTGCTTTGTTTCTGATGTTTATAAATTCTAATTCTTGTCTAGCTGCTGATGCCGCTGTCGACATCTCTGCCGCTTCATCTGAGTCCATTAACCCACCCATAGGACCGTCTCGTTCACCAGGAACACCGAAGTAAGTATCATCAGTAGTCGAAGATTGGTAAGAACCTTGTGAGTCCAGTACTTGTCCTTGACCTTTCATATCCGCTTGCCAAGCATCATATTCTCTAGTTGCTGTTTCTTGAGGAGTCTCTTGTTTAGGACCTTCGACTTCAGGTCTTAATAATGCATTACTACCATCAATCATATGAGGTATCTCTAAACCAGCTGCATAATCTCTACCAGCTTTGACTCTAGCTGCTTCATCTGCTTTCATTTCATCTGCTAATTCGTTATAGTCGGCATCAGCACCAGATAAAAATTCACTTTGCTCAAAAGTTGCTTTATCTTCTGCCTTAATGTCATCAAACACTACATGTTCTGGGTCAACATAATGTGGACTATTTTCATAATCTGTTTGTATTTCATTTGCGACTTCTAATACCTTTGATTGATCCCCACTATTCAAGGCATCGGTTAAGTTTTGGCTTTCGTAATAATCAACACCTTGTAATAATATACTATTCTCAGAAGAAGTCATCTTGCCGTCGTCATCAAATTCAATATTGGAGGTATCTACAACTGCCATTCCGATAGTGTGGTCTTGGGCAACAGACGTGAAAGCGGTTGTTTGTGTTGTGCCATCGTCCGATAATTCAAGGTTATCGCCAGATGAAATTAAAGATGATTTTTGATTACTTAGTTCCCACCCATTATTTTCCATCAATTGTATATCTTGCTTAGAAACTACAACCGTTTGTAATGGGTTATTACTTGATTCCATTGTTACTGGTTGATTTCTATCTACATCATAGGCATGCTCAACATTAATCGCATCTTGTTGTTTTGTTGCATCAAAGTCTGCTTCCATAAATTTTTGGTCTACGACTGCGTCTTCCATCTCCTCTGGAGTGGCATTAGGGTTATTTTTAATAGTTTCATATGCAGGTTCATTTGCTAGTTTAGTATTAATAGGATCGAAATCATGGTTTTCAAATTCTGTTCCTGTTGCCATTGTCCCAACTACTTCACCATTGACTTCGGTCGACGATGTTTCTTTTCCTATCATAGTTCGTTCTACATCCTCGTAAGTTAGAGGTGGTTTTTTATAATCGTGTTTTTTTGTTTCATCCATTCTTGGTGCTACATACTTGTCGTCTTTGGGTTTTAAAGTAGTATTTTCTACAATAGCAACTTTAGTTATAGTGCTTATTACACTTCCATCGGCTGTAGTTATTTCTACATTGGAAGTAGCAGTTGCTGTAACTTCCTTATCGTCTTCAGGCAGAAGATTATCACCTGACGAAAATGTTACTTTAGTGTCTCCAAATTCAGGTATAATAGAATTTTTATCAAATTCTGCTTGATTATCAATAGCAGATTTAGTATAGTCTGCATCCTTTTTATCTCTATCTATCTCTTCTTGGGCGCGTTTTTTATCTTTCTTATCGTTTAAGTAATCAGCATGACCTTTGTCAAAGATGAAACCGTTTTTAATAGCAGAGGCAACTTCTGCATCATTATCCGCATTAACCTGTTTAGTCATACCATGTTCATTGATATACGGTTGCATGTCAGTATCGGTTCCGTTAATAAAGTCCATCATTTCTCTATGTTCGGTCGAATTCTTATAATCGTCGATATATTCTATATCACTCATCTTCTGATTAACGTATGCAGTATCGGCTGCTTCTTCTGCTCTCCTAGTAGCATCCTCTATTGAAAGTCTCTTCATTTCTTCAATTTCTGCTCTGGCTGCTCTGGTAATAACTTCTTCTTCCATGTTCTCTTGATCAAACTCAGCCTGCATCATCAATGTATCTAACTCATCAGTCCATTCGTTTTGACTTTGCATGTTGGCAAACCAATCTCTATAACTAAATGTTACATTGAATGTAGCAACTTCACCACCGTCTCCCCACGACAATTCAACAGGTCCGATATTAGTAGGGTATGCTTCTAACATATCAACATGATACGCTTGTTTTCCTCCTCTATCTAAAGTATCTACAGATAGTTTGCTGATATAATCATCGTAGTATGCCATGCGATATACTAACTTTTTATTTCCGTTTACATCCGCTCCGTTCCACATATCTGCAAAGTCTGAAACCAATCCCTGTTTTTTATTCATATTATAAATGTAATCAATCCAACCCTCAAAGAATAAACGTTCCCTCATATCAGAAGAGCAAATAACAGTCATAGTACAAGTATCAACAATAACATCATTAGCAACTTTAAATATAGCACCAAAACGTTTAGTATCAATAGTGCCTAAAGATTTTCCAGGAAGAGTGACTTGCTTCACCATAAATTTCATATCTTCTTTATTGTAATCTCTACCCTCTTGATGATAAAATTGGTCTTGCCCTTTAATGTAACCTAATTGGGCATGAAATAAATTAGTACGAGCATAGTCGCCCGATATCAATTGATTACTAAATTTTGATAGATTCATTTTTAATTACTCCAAACGGTTGATGCGGATTCCCCAACAAACTTTTGATAAGGAAGATGTATAACGTTTTCCCATTCATTAGGTGGTGATTCTAATAATGTTGTTCTTACTTGGGTGTATAGATATTTATGTATCATCTTATCCGCACCTTTTATTCTTTTAACTGCGTTCCAAGTGACATTAAACGTTTTAGATTTTCCAGCACCTGTTTCAAATTTAGATAGTTTCTTTAAAAATAACTCACGCTCTTTAGGATGTAGATAATGAAAATTTAAACCAAGAAACCCTTGAGGGACAACATCAAGAACAATAATCAACGGAAATCTATCCCAGTAAGGTAATGTCTTTTTATGCTTTGCGTCATAACCAAAGGTGAACATTTTACCAGGCTCCAACTTGCCCTTTTTAAAACCACGAGACGCTTTACCAACTTTGCCTTTAAACCAAGCCGCAGAAGATTTTGCCAACATTGCTTTTGATAATTTTTTCCCTTTGAATCTATTTGCTGGCATATTATTTCACTAATTGTTTTTCGGTTAAAATTTTAAATTCCCACTTTCTATCTTTACAAAACTCTTCAGCATGCTTCCATTTTGCTTCGTTTACTTTCCAAGTTTTTAATTCTCTTAAATATCTATACTTACTCTTTTTAGTCTTTCCCATTACAGGAGGTCTAGTTTGATTATCGGGTTTTACCTCGATTAATACATGTCGGACCTTGCCATCACTATCACGGGTTTTGATAAGAAAATCCACATAATACTTATGCATTTTATTATCAACTGGACTATAATATGGTATTACGACTTCCTCACTGTTCCAAGCAATAACTGATGGGTTGTCATCGCAGTATTTCATAAAGGTTCTTTCCCATAAACTACGATACACTACCTTATCTACGTTGCCCACGTATTTGCTTCTATTTTTAACGTGATACTTACCTTTGTATGCCATTACATATATTTATATAAATATATGGTAAATGGTATTTAACAAGGAGACACGGTAATGAGTATATTATTGACAGCTATCGGCAAAGGTGCACAGAAACTAGAAACCTTGGCAGCCAGATATTGGAAGCAAGCTGCAGGCGCAACAGCCGTCGCATATGGCGCATCTAAATATCAGCAAATATATGAAGACGCTGCAACTGGATTGACATCGTTGGCATTCCCAGTGGAAACCGATTCAATAGGTGGATTTCAAACACATTTAAGTTTTAAATCGTGGAAAGTTGAGAAGCATACTTTTAAAGACGAAAGTGGAGAGCTTTCTTCTAAGAATATGATGCTTGGCCAGCTTGCAATGGATTTATATTTACCAATGCCGTTGTCACTTGGTGCTACCTATGCTGGAAAGTTTAGTGAGGGAGATAATATGACATATAATCGGGACGAATCTGGTAAGGGAAGCATTCAGCCTAGAATTAATTCTATGGCACAGTCTGTTATGTATCAGGGAATGGGTATGATCGACGACCTGTTTAATATAACTAATGCTACTAAGATGGCCGGAAGTACCGTCATCAATAATGCACCAGGAGCGTTGTATGAGGGTAATACGTTAAGAAGTCATAACTTTTCATGGAGACTAACTCCTAGAAATGCAGATGAACAATTAGTGATAGATACTATGATTAGAGTACTAAAATTAGCATCTACAAGTGCTATGACTAATATTGGTGGTACTAAGGAGGAAAAACCTTGGTTAGGAGGAAGATTAACAATTCCGCACACCGTACAAGTTAGATTTTTAGACGATGGAGAAGAAAATGAGCATTTATTTAAAACTAAAGAATGTTTCATTACGAGTATAGATGTGAATTATACCACGCAAGGTTCGTGGACAGCACATGAAGATGGTTCTCCGATAGAAACACAAATAACAGTTTCTTTAAAAGAAATAACACCAGTCACCTTTCAAGAAATTGACGCATTCAACTATTAATCATGCCTAACTTATACGAACAATTACCAAAAATAGAATATAACGGAGTTTTAATTTCCAATATAACTGTTAATTTTAGATTAAACAAATTAACAGATAGTATATCTAATTATTATAATGATGTTGATATACCAGAAGGAAGCACGCCAGAATCTGTTTCTTTAGAAGTCTATGGGACTACGGATTATTGGTGGTTAATTTTAATAGCAAACGACGTGATTGACCCATTTTATGATTGGTTAATGCGTGAGAGCGAAGTTGAGGCATATGCTAATAAATTATACGACAACGTAAACGATATTCATCATTGGGAAGATGTAGAATATAATGAGTACGATGAAAATAATGTAGACGAAACTTTAACACCAGTTACAAATATGGAATGGGAAATATATAAAAACGACAAAAAACGTAGAATATCAATAATCAACCCAAACGAAATACATAATGTAGAAAAAGAGTTGAAGGCGCAAGTCGACCTAATGAAATTGAATAACAGATAATGCAAGATAATAATAACACATTAACTTCTTTTGACGCAAAGACACAAACTGAGTGGTCTGTTGTATTTACTAATATGTGGGGCGAAGAGCTTCCTGTTGGTAACCTTATTAATAATATATCGATATACGAAAGCATTTATCACGAAACTGTATTTGGTAGTGTATATTTAGAGGATAATATTGGTTTTAGTGAACAATACGGAATTATCGGTAAAGGTAATGAGACATTTAAAATCAGTATGCATACAAAGAAAGGGCAAAAAGATTCTTCTAATTTTGAAAAAGAGTTTAGAGTTAATGCCTACCATGATGTGGATTTTAAAGAGGACGGAAAAGTGGGCACGGCTGCAATATTAGATTTAGTATCTCCTGTGTTGTTTAAGAATAACCGAACAAAGATAAGTAGGTCGTTTAACGCAATGACTTCTTCAGAAATTGTAGATTATATAGCATATGAAGTTTTAGATTTTGGAAAGGGAGTTTGGGACGATTTACAAACTAATACTAAATCTATTAATACTAAAAATATTGTAGTACCAAATTGGTCTCCGTTTAAGTTATTGAATTTTTTATGTAAAAATAGCGTATCTGTTGAAGATTCTTCTAATTATATGTTCTATGAAAATAATTTAGGGTTTCATTTTTCTACTATCGATGATATGAAATCGAAAGAACCTAGTTCTACAATACAGATTTCTCAAATACAAAAAGATTCTTTAACAGTTGAATCAAATGGCAGGATGTCCGTTAGAACTAATATAGCAGAGAAGTATAGAGAAGAAAAACGGTTTAATCATTCCGAAAGTATGACTAATGGTTTGTATGGTGGTAAATTATTTACTCATAATATTTTAACAAAGTCTTATAATACATATGAAGCATTATACGATAGCGATGAATTTGAGTTAGGTTGGGCTGGATTAGACGGTGATGGTCAGTTTGGTAAAGTATCGGATTCTCATTTAGGGTTTATGCCAGACGAATACTTATATCAAATACACGATAAGAAAGATAAGTCACACTATATACACAGAGATATGAAGATGGCAGAGATAAGGACTAATATTATCAAGTTTGATATTATTGGTAATTCTTCTATGTGGGCTGGAGATAAAATCATAATTGAAAAAGACACTAAATTAATCAATTCTAATGAGGCATTAGACCAAGTTATGGGTGGTGAATGGATTATAACTGCTATACATCATCAAATTAACAAGAAAAGATATGTAATGACATTAGAATGTATGAAAGATTCTTTTGAATCTGCACCAGATGTTGATGTCGAAGACGATAAGAAGAAGACTGGTGAGTATGTAGCACCAAGAATGGATCCAACAAAAAGACCAAAATAGGAATATATTATGCAATTTATGGGAATGGATGGTTTTATTTGGTTTACTGGTGTTGTAGAAGAC